GCGGTTCTTCTGGCGGGACTTCATCTGGCGGGGCAACGTCATCAATGTTGACTACAGGTTTGTCCTGGATTCCAATGGCTTTGTGTTTCATATACCTCCTATCGTTCCGCATAAGCGGAGTTTGATTATTTTTTTATAAATGGTTTTTTCTTCGGTTCAACTTTCTTGACAGGTTCTGCCGCTATCTTTTCAGCAACCTTCTTCATATCCACATGGGACATGACATCCTTGAATAGTTCTTTTTCTTTCGTGGAAAGATACTCAATCCGTGCATTGAGAAATGCCCGTTGGTAGTCATCCAGTTCCTCTGGACTTTTCTCCAGTATCCCTTTCAGTTCTTCCTGTGTTTCAATCGGTAAATCTTTTTTTGATTGCATATTATTTCCTTTCTGTATAGAACTTTTCCAATGCTTTCCTTGCCCGTTCTGGAGCGAATAGGAATTGTTCCAATATGAGCAGGTTCTTGAGCCGTGCCTTGAGGCTGATAGAGATAGGAGTCCCTTCTTCCGAATCAACCAACTGACGTTCTACGACCAGGAGCATCTGTCGGACAAATCCCTTGACATCATCAACGGATACGGTCTTCCCCTCCAGAATCTTCAGGTGTTCCTTGTAGGTTTCCCGTTCTGCAACTGACAGTTCCTCCCACCCACCCAGTTTCTCAACCAGGTCATCCAGTGCGTTTGACATACATCTTCTTTCTTCGGACAGTCTTTTTCTTTTTTACATGAAGCGGCAGGTGCTTCCCCACACCATACTTCTTTGCCCACCGTTTTGCAATATCAGGGTGTTGTGAGAACATGAACCGCTCCTGTGCTTTTGACTTGAATGGCATATTACGCCTTCTTTCCTTTCGCTCCCAACTTAGCGAACTTCTTATTCCCGTATTTCTTCCGACCAATCCATGCCGCAAGTGCTCCTGGATTCTTCGCACCCTTCTTGGCTAATCCTTTTTTTAGTGCCGCAAATCTTCCGCCTGACCCTAACTTCGGTTTCTTTCCTTTGGCGACCAATGACTTCCCTGGTCGTTGCTTTGCTACTTTTCCTTTTCGTACTGAATAGATAAATGCCATATACTCACCTCCTATGCGTTCAATGGTTGTGCCTGACCTCCTGGTTGTACTCCTGGTTGTGGCATAGTTGCCAACATAGACTGAAGCGGAGTCTTCTCCCCTGGAGGAGTCACTGGTGCTCCTGTTCCTGGCATTGCCCCTGGCACTGCATTTCCTTGCAGTTTCTCGTCTTCATCCATAATCTTCTTCACTTCATCTGGAGTCACTCCCGCAATATCCAACGCCTTCTTCTTGATGATGTCCGAGAGCGTCTTGTTGTTCGGGAGGAATGACTTGACTGCGGCAAGTTTCTGCACCTGGTCTAAATCCTCATCCGACTTATCCTTTTTGCTGATGACTTCCACATCCCACCCGCCTTTACTTTCCCACCGTTTCGGAGTCACCGTCTTTGCAAATACTGTCCCATTGTATCCAGTTTTATACAGTTTGACTGCGGAAATCTCATCACCCATTGCCTCCAGGAGTTTGATGTACTTCTTCCCGATATTGAGCCACGCCTGTTTGTAAAAGAGGGACATGGACTGAATCCTATCCATTGCATTAGATGACAACAGTTCCACTTCGCCGAGCGTAATCTTTCTGGGTTCACTCACGCCCTGGGTAATTGCAGTTGCGGCACTGGCTTTCTCTGCAAGCTGAACCACGAAATTGATTTCATCAAGATTCCCCGTCAACTGTGGAATCTCCACGCTCTTGATGAGGTCATTGGGATTCCCTGGAATGGGATACCAGCCCCATGCCTTCGGTTCAAACGTCTGCGGGATAAACCCGCCGTCTTCCCCGCCGAGTGCGGAATTGTAATACTGCATCCCGAAGTTCCGCATGGTTCTGTTCTCAACGGTCTGGGAGAACCAGGAGTTCACAATCTTGTTTGGCACTCTGCAACTGTCAGCGACAGCATCACACCAGAAGTCACGGTTCTCCACATCTTCTCCCCATGATTCAAACGGGTAATGATACCGCCAGAAATGGTCGGGACATCTGCCGTTGGGGTCTATGACGTTCTCCAGTCTATCAGCGAATAGTATCCTGCGCTGGACTGCACCCTCTACGGTAATTGCCCCTGATACCGTGAAGATAATCTCCTCTTCTTCCAGGTCGGGGTTATAGACCTTGATGAACCCTTCCTGCATCTGCACAAGGGTCTGTCCAATCTTCGGGTTGTTCACATAATAGTCGCCCAAGTCCATCATAGCTTCGTTCTTTATCCGCATCTTCTCCTGGTTCTCCGCATTGGTGACCAATCCCCTGTCCGTTGCAAAGAACGTCACCATCTCATTGACGACCTTCTGGTCATACATGGCGTTCTGTTTCAAATCAGAGAGCGTTTCAAAGATGTTGTCCTGGATAATGTACCGAGCGGAATCAATGTCTGTCGGGTCAATGAACCTATCAACCCTCATGTCCTGCGGGTCAGGGATATGGAACTTCACCTTCCCGCCCAGGACATTGAGCTTCTCAAAAGTCCTGCCGAAGAGCATCACCTGTTTCTTATCCACGACATCCTTCAGTTCCAGGTGGTTATCCACCTTGACCACATCAGTCCAGTATTGGTTGTAGAACAGTTCCTTCTGTGTGTCATTGTCACGGTTTATGAATATCAAATCCACGAAGTCATCAATCTTTGAGAGGAGCGTCTTGACTATCTGTTTCATCAGGGGAACATTGACCGATTGCCGTTGGGTGAGTCGGTTGACGATTACTTTGTCACGGTACAGTTCGTAGTTGTCTTTCCAATCGTCATGCCGTTTCTTCTGGAACTCCCATCCGTCTTCTGTTGAAGCATTGAGGATATACTCTAACTTATCTGGAGAAATAATCTTTTCGGATACCATAGGAATACCTCCACTATCTACCCTATTCCGTTTATTGTCAAATTACAAGTAGGGGTTCACGCCCCCGTACCCATACCTGGGGTCAACGGGTACATATACCCTGGGTTTATCCAGTTCAAAGTACGTTCTCATCATCATCATATCCGCAAGGTCTGGACTACGCCCAAGATTCTGCTTCACTTCTTCCTTTGCAAGTATCTGGAGCGTTGATACATCATCCGTTATCTTCTTTCGTACCTGTCCCAGTTCCTCAATGAGCATATCCCGTTCCAGTTCCGATAACTTTGCGGATACTGTCATCCTGTGGGTATTTATCTTCTCTGCCAGGATATAACTGCACTGTGTCTTCAGGTTGCGGTAGTTCTGTTTCTTCTCTTCCCCTGTGAGCTTATTGACCGTCTTGATTGCGGCGGCGTTATTCACAAACCCCTTGATACCTTTGAGAGCATCAACAACACCGCCCCCGACCCCATCCTCATCCGCGATACAATGGCTGTACGGAATCCTGTGTTCCCCCATGAGTGTCCGAATATCCGTCACCGTCACATCAATCCCCTGGTGCTGTTTCGTTATCACCTGGTACAAGTCGTATCCCTTCCACAAGCCATAGACTGTCCTATCGCTTCCGAACCGTGCCACATCACAGGTCAGGAAACTCTCCTGTGCGTATTCGGGAGTGGTACTAAACATATCAAGGATAGCATCATATTGTATCAGCACGGTATCCGCTTCTTCATACTCCCATATACCATCCCGTAGCCGTGCTTTGGTGACCGCATCCGTTATCTCGTTCAATGATTTCCCGTACTCCTCCGCCGTATAGGGGTTATCCGAGTACAATGCCTTGACGAACTTATATTCTTTCGGGAGTACATGGGCAACGGATGGCTTGTAGAAGATACGATACAACCAGTTCTTCGTGGGGTTGCACGTCAGGAGAATCTTTGCAGGGAATAATTTGAACTCTTCGTTCCTGTGACGACCTACCCTGCTCTTGAGAATATCAAATGAACCGAAGTCCACCTCTCCCGCCTCTTCTATCCAGCCGCCCGTATATTCCAAACTTCCGAACCGTTCAAACATGGGGTCAGCTGGCTGATTGGCAAGGTCTAATAAATCAATCCGACTACCATTGGCAAACTCAATGTAGTTGTACTGTCCGTTCAGTTTCCAATCTGTCCTGGGGACTTTTATGTGTTTGAATACCTTGAGGAATGTAATGAACACACTGGACATGAGGCGTTTCAACTCCTTCCGCCCGACAAACCACCGACTGCCTGGGTAGTTGTAGCAGTTCAAGACCAGCCATACACAGCCCAACCAGGTCTTGCCGCTTCCTGCTGACGCTCCATAGAGGAGATAGTGGGTGTCCTTGTCATTGAGGATGTCGTATGCCTCCGACTGTTTGATGGTCAGTGTAACTTCTGGATACAACATAGATTGCTACAAGGCTCTATAATCGTTTCTACGGTCTTCTATTCTGTGGGGACTGGCTTCCCATCCTCTTCTTTTGAGGCTGGCACGGTTTTGACAACGACAAACCCGCCTATCTTTTCCCCTTCGCTGGTCAGGTCATGGTGCTCCACCAGTTTGTTCCGCACCTTGAGTGACGTTTCAACGTACCTGTGACGGGCAAAGAAGTCTGCTCTTCCCTTATCCGTAGTCGCTTCCAGTCCCTCATCCAATACCCGTGAGAGTTTATCATCCGATAGCCGCTCATCAATCAGTTGCTTCCAGGTCTTTGTAGCGGCTAATTTCTGTGGATTATTTGCATAGTGCTGTGCATATTTCGCCTCTTCCATTGCGGGTTTCATTTTTCCGCCATTACCCAACATTATATTTAGCGTCTTTTTCTGCCGCATATTCGGTTCATTCTGCATATACGGACACTATAGCACACCTGTAAATAGGTGTATATTCTCTCTATTGACAACTATGGACAACTATGCTATACTCCTTTGTATATGAATACAGCACAACTCTACCAGGTCACCGTGTACATATTCAACACCATGCAGAATGACGAGTTCACAGGAGAGTTTTGGGCAATCACTCCTGACCAGGCAGAACAGAATGCCAAAGAGTTCTACGCCCATGAGAACGACACAACCGTTGACCAGGTTCGTGTGGCGAATATAAAAGCAATATGAAAA